AGTTCCAATACCAGGCACTGGACCGGCAACGGTTCTTGTTGCACATATGTTGTTAAAGAAAGTGACGGGTGATAAACTCGGTCTCATCCCTCCTTCGACGTATCAAACATTTCGTAAGTACCAAGAACTAAGTAAGCCAAAGACCGAGCGTAAGTCATTTAAAGAGTTCCGACGTGGATAACAAAGAAACTGCTAAGAAGATGATCGCCGAGATTAATGAGGCGGATGATCTCGAGAAGGATTACACTTTCTCGCGTGATACATATCATGAGCTAATTCAGGTATCCATTGATGCGATCCAAGACCTACAGCAACTCTCGAAGGATTCTGAACATCCTCGGGCGTTTGAAGTCTTGTTTAATGGTATCAAACATACCGCCGACATCAACAGTAAGTTAGTTGATCTACAACGTAAAGTTCAGGTCATTCAACAGGATGGTAAGACGACTGAACATCAGCCAGGAAGACAGGTTCTCAGTGAGGAAGATCCTTCCGCGCAGATTGCATTCCAAGGTACAACGCGTGAGTTGTTATCTGCTATTGATAATGTCAAAGCTGATATCATAGATGCCGAGTACGAAGATAACGATGACACAGAAGACCCATCATAATCGCCAGATAAAAGACGCCTATCTCGGAAATCCCAACATCAAACGTGATGGGGTTGAACACTCGTTTACGCAAGCTGAACTTGAAGAGTACCTAAAGTGTAAGGCAGATCCTGAGTACTTTGCCGAGAAGTACATTAAGGTTATCCATATCGATCACGGTCTTGTGCCATTCAAGCCATATCCGTATCAGAAAGAGTTGTTCAAATCGTTTAACGAGAATCGATTCTCGGTTGTCCTTGCGTGTCGGCAGTCGGGTAAGTCTATCTCGACCTGTGCATATCTGCTATGGTACTCGCTCTTTCATTCTGAAAAGTTCGTGGCAATCCTTGCCAACAAGGCCGCAACCGCGAAGGAGATGTTATCTCGTATTACCTTGATGCTTGAGAACCTACCATTCTTCCTGCAGCCTGGCTGTAAAGCATTGAACAAAGGTAGTATCGAGTTCTCAAACAATACTCGTATGGAAGCTCACGCAACGTCGTCGTCTTCTATTCGTGGTAAGTCTGTCAGTCTTCTATATCTCGATGAGTTTGCGTTTGTCGATAATGATACTGAGTTCTACACTTCAACATATCCAGTTGTTTCGTCAGGTAAGACCTCACGTGTTATTATCACATCGACCGCCAATGGCATTGGCAATATGTTCCACAAAATATACGAAGGTGCTGTACAAGGTACCAACGAATTTAAGGCATGTCGCGTTGATTGGTGGGACGTTCCTGGCCGTGATGAGAAGTGGAAAGAACAAACAATCTCGAACACCTCACAGGAACAGTTCGAACAGGAATTCGGTAACTCGTTTGGTCGGGGTACTGGTAAAACACTTATTGCTCCCGCTGCACTCTTGGCACTCCGGGCGATCAACCCCGTTGAGATCAAAGGTGATACACACATATACTCGCGTCCTATTGAAGGTCATCAATACGTGATGACAATTGATACTGCTAAAGGTCGTGGACAAGACTACTCTGCATTCTCGGTTATTGATGTTACCGAGGTACCATTTAAGCAGGTTGCGGTCTTTAGAAATAACATGGTCTCGCCACTTATATACCCTGACTTCGTTTACAAGATGGCTGTTTATTACAACAATGCTTATCTTGTGGTCGAATCAAATGACCAGGGATCTATGGTATGGAGAGCATTACGTTACGAGTTTGAGTATGAAAATATGTATGTTGGTAAGGTTGCCAATGGTACTACGTTTGGCCTTGAACAGACTCGTAAGACAAAAAGAATTGGTTGTTCGAATCTCAAGGATCTTATCGAAGAGGGTAAGCTTGAGCTCCAAGACGCTGAGACCATTCGTGAACTAGGTACGTTCGAAGCTCGTAAGACATCTTACGAAGCCTCGCCTGGTAACCACGATGACTTGGTCATGACTCTTGTCATGTTTGGGTTCTTCGCGACAACTAATATGTTTGGTTATGTGGCTGATGAAAACCTTCGCGATATGATGTTACAAGAAAAAGATCGCCTGATTGCGGACTCGGTTCCCTTCCTTGGTTCTATTCAAGATGGAGACCTAGATCGTGACGTCGTATTCCAGGCACAAGAAGACGACTATGGTGATTTTGCAGTCCAATTCAAACGGGACGATGTATTCGGTATAATTATCGAAGAGTCATAGGAATTGTACAACGTATAAATACTTTATTACAATTCGTTGCAACGTGAAATTCTTATTATGACTCATCGTTATATTGCCATATCATATAAAGCTAAAATAAGGAAAAGCTAAATGCCCTTGAATCGAGTATCTCCTGGGGTCAGTGTTGCCGAGATCGATCTTACGACTCGCGCGCCAGCTGTCTCCACCTCTATTGGTGGTTTTGTTGGTAACTTCCGTTGGGGTCCAGTTGAAGAAATTACAACTGTATCTTCTGAGAATGACGTTCTCAATAAGTTCGGAACACCTACTGCCGCTACAACAATCGACTTCCACGTCCTTGCACAGTTCTTAAGCTACAGCAACAATGCTGAAGTTATTCGTGTCATCGACGGTGACGGTAACAATGCAAACGCCGGTGGCGATGATGACTGTGTTGTTAAGAACCGTACCAACTATGACGCACAGACATTCACACTTGGAACCGAAGGCCACTGGGTTGCTAAATACCCTGGCGCTCTCGGTAACTCTCTGAAGGTTGAAGTCTTCGGTTTTAAAACCGACACTGGAACAACACAAACTAACTTTGATGCATGGACATACAACGGACGTTTTGATGGTCCTCCAGCAACGTCAGATTATGCATCTACACGTGGTTCATCTAACGACGAAATCCACGTCATCGTAATCGACGAAGATGGTCTCATCAGCGGAACCCCTGGTTCTGTCCTGGAAGTCTTCCCGTATCTTTCACAAGCATCCGACAGTAAAGACGCGTTCGGTGCTGCTAACTACTATAAAACTGTCATCAATGAAAACAGTTCGTATATCTGGTTTGGTGCGACAGACTCTACTAACTTTGCTAACGCTGGTTCGCCGGCTACTTCTGCACTTAACTACGAAGTCACTCCTGCGAGCGGTGTTGTTTCAACAGCGTTGACTGCGGGTGCAGACTCTGGTGCAATTGACTCTGCAGAGTATGCAACTGGTTTTGCACTGTTTGACGATCCAGCTCAGTCTGACGTCTCTATCCTCATTGGCCCTGACTTCCCAGTCGGTTCTGGTGTAACGATTGCTAATGACATTATTGCGACAGTCGAAGGCCGTAAGGATTGTGTATGTACTATCTCACCTGAGCGTACTGACGATACTGCAGCAGAGATTAAAGCATTCATGGATCAGGTCACCTCTTCCACATATGCAATCTGTGACTCAGGTCGTCTGACTGTCTTTGACCGTTTCAACGACGCTCTGATTAACATCCCAGCATCTGGTTCGGTTGCAGGTCTTATGGCTGAAACTGACCGTACACGTGGATCGTTCTTCTCACCTGCTGGCTTCCGTCGTGGTCAAGTACGTAACGTTGTCAAGCTTGCTTACAACCCTGTCGAAGCTGATCGTGACACATTGTACAAAGCCGGCATTAACCCAATCGTTTCTTTCCCAGGTGAAGGTACGGTTCTGTTTGGTGACAAGACTCACACCGGTCGCCCATCTGCTTTCGATCGTATCAACGTACGTCGTCTCTTTATCCTTCTTGAGAAGAGCATTCGCATTGCAGCTCGTGACACCTTGTTTGAGTTCAACAACGAGTTCACAAGAGCTCAGTTCACAAGCATCGTTGAGCCTTTCCTACGTACCATACAGGGTCTGCAAGGTATCACCAACTTTGCGGTTGTCTGTGATGAAACCAACAACACTGGTGACGTTGTAGATCGTAACGAGTTTGTTGCAGACATCTATGTTCAGCCTGCACGTTCGATTAACTACATTCAGCTTAACTTCGTTGCGACACGTACTGGTGTTGCTTTCGAAACCGTTATATCTTAAGGAGACCTAAATGACTCTCAATATCAACAGCTTTAAGTCTCAGTTGGTTGATGGCGGCGCGCGCGGTAATTTATTCCGCGTCGTTGTCAACTTCCCGGGATTCGTCGGTGGGGACGTCGAAAAGACTTCGTTCCTATGTCGAGCGACTTCAATCCCAGGTGCCCAGGTCGGAACGGTCAACGTTCCATTCCGTGGTCGTCAGCTTAAGCTTCCGGGTGATCGTACATTCGCACCTTGGACTGCTACATTCTATAACGATGCTGCCTTCGACGTACATACAGCGTTTGTTCGCTGGCAGGACGGCATGAACGGCTTCTCTACAAACACTGGCTTCACTAACCCTGAGTCTATGTTTGTGGACATCAAAGTTCAACAACTTGACCGTAAAGAGAATGTCATCAAGGAGTTCCTTATTGAGGACGCTTGGCCATCACTCGTAGCTGCGATCGATCTGACATATGAGCAGACAGAACAGATCGAACAGTTCCAGGTGACCTTCGAGTACCTTCAGTGGACTACCATTGACACGACCGGACAGGTCTAAATAAACGTTATAAATAAGGGTGTGAGGATTCTTCTTCACATCCTTATTTTGATGAAAGAGTTATAATGGCAATCGATCCACGACATACACAAAAAGGAAATAAAGAACTCGATACCGAAGCGGCCAGAAAGGAACGTAAGGATAATGAGTTCTTTGGCTTTGAAGTAAAAGGTGACAAGTCTGCACCTGACTCGGCCAAGTCCTTTATTCCTCCACAGGAAGAGAACGATGCATCAGAAGTTATGTACGGCGGTGCCGGTGGCTTCTATGGTCAGACACTTGATACCCGTGGTGATAACTATGCCAGTGAACGTGACCTTGTTGCTAAGTACCGCAACGCTTCAATGCAGCCTGAAGTTGATGCTGCTATCCAAGAAATTGTAAACGAAACCATCGTCAATAACGATGAAGATCTACCGCTTTCCCTCAACCTTGACCATCTCGATCTCGATGACGACGTGAAGGATAAACTTCACGATGAGTTCTCTGAGATCTTGAAAAAGCTTGACTTCCGTAAGTACGGTTCAGATATCTTCCGTCGTTGGTATGTTGACGGCAAAATCGTTTACCACATTGTCATCGACCTAGACAATCCAAAAAAAGGTATTATAGATTTACGGCCGATCAATCCTACTCATATTCGTAAGATTAAAGAGATCGAAAAGGAAACGGACCCACGTACGGGTGCTGAGTTCATCAAGGGTATTGATGAGTATTACATCTATGCTGAGGATCAATATAAAAATAACAGCTCGGCTAATACGTTTGCGTCACAGGTAAGTGGGTCAGCTACGAGCGGTCTTAAACTTGCTAAGGACGCAGTTGCATATGTCACCTCCGGTTTGACCGATGCATCAAAGACCGTATCATTATCTTATATCCATAAGGCACTACGCTGTATCAACCAACTTCGTATGATGGAAGATGCACTGATTGTGTATCGTACTGTTCGCGCGCCGGAGCGTCGTATCTTCTCGATTGACGTCGGCGATATGCCGAAGAAGCAAGCCGAAGAATATATCTCTAACTTGATGTCGAAGTATAAGAACAAGATCACATATGATGCCGAGACCGGTGAGATTAATTCTAACCGCCATCATCAGCATATGCTCGAAGACTTCTGGCTTCCTAAGACTGCTGGTGGTAAAGGTACAGAGGTATCTACACTTGCCGGTGGTGAAAACCTTGGTAACATTACCGATGTTGAGTACTTCCAGCAACGTCTGTATAAAGCGCTAAACGTTCCTATCGGCCGACTAACACCGAGTGAACAGTCATTCTCTATCGGTAGGAACGGCGAGATTGACCGTGAAGAGATTCGCTTCCAGAAGTTTATCGATCGTCTACGCGTTCGGTTTGCGCAGTTGTTCAAAGAACTACTTCGTACTCAGCTACTTTTGAAAGGTATTATGAAAGAACACGAATGGGAAGATGTTCGTGAAAATCTCATTGTTGACTATAACCGTGATAACTACTATTCAGAACTGAAAGACGCTGAGATCTTAAAAGAGCGTATCACGATGCTCAAAGATCTTGGGTTCAATCCAACTGAGTTCTTCTCGCGTGAATATATCCGTAAGCATGTCCTTAAGCAGACTGACGAAGAGGTCGAAAAGATTAAGGCTGAGATGCGTCAAGAGTATATCAACAATGACAACCTGTTCAAGAAGATGGGTGGTGGAGGTGATGATATTGGTGCCGATGACTTTGGTGGCGGTGGACTTGACGCTATAGGTGACGACTTCGGTGATCTCGGTGGAGACGCCGGTGCCCCTGAGGGTGACGAAGAGTTCGAAGTCGGTCAACCAACCGGAGCGGCAACCGATATCGAAGATGAGGATGACAGTATTCCTGAAATTGATATTGATAATCTATAAAACTTAAATCGTATAAATACATTATTGGGACAAATAGGAACCTATTATGAACTTAAGACTCGTTAAAAACGTCGAAGGTACAGAGTTCTATCGTAGAGATATGAGCAAAATAGCTTACTGGCTTATAGGTGCTGGCAAGAAGATAGTCGGTACTCTTAGTTTCTCGGGTGGTGGTCTAACAGATGATCCTTACTTTAAACTGGATATGGCGGGAGACCCAAAAGATGGTGATGAGCTTCGGCAGTCAGAAGTTATTAAGATGTTTGGCCAACCCCAGACAGGTCAAAACGAAATGAAAGAATCAATTGAAATGAGTGAAGACACACGTAATGAAGCTACTGTCAGTAGCGTTATAAATATGATAAGGCAAGGCAATAACTTAAAAGCCGAAGAAGCCTTTAAAGTTGTTATGGACCAGAAAATCGGTGCAGCAGTCAGAGCTAAGACTCCTGAAGTTGCACAGTCTATGTTCAACAGTAAAGAAAGATAAGAAGATATGAAACTTATTACCGATGCAAATCTTATCACCGAAGCTAAAGTCGATGAGCGCACCGGTGATGTTTATATCGAAGGCGTTTTTATGCAGACGAAGCCTAACCGCAATAAGCGGAAGTACTCGTTGGATCTGCTAAAGAATGCCGTTAATGAATATGTAGAGAGACAGGTTAAGACTGGTCGGGCCGTCGGTGAACTGAACCACCCCGACTCACCTATTGTCGACTACAAAAATGTTTCTCATCGCATCCTTTCCCTAGAATGGCAAGGAGAAAATGTGATGGGGAAAGCGCTTATATTGAATACACCTAGTGGACAGATCGTTAAGGGTCTGCTCGAAGGCGGTGTTCAGCTGGGCGTTTCTTCTCGTGGTATGGGTACTTTGGGACAGCCCGACAAGGATGGTATTGCACCAGTCAATGATGACTTTAACCTTGTTACCATCGATATCGTTCAAGACCCTTCAGCACCAGATGCTTTTGTAAATGGCATCAACGAAAGTGTTGAGTGGTATCAGAACAATAAAGGTGTATGGCAGTCGCGAAATGTTGAAATAAAAGAAAATGAGACTGAGCTTGTAAGTGAAAACACGAAACTTCGTGATATGAAACAGCTCCTCTCGAGTCTTATTTAGGAGCATTATAATGCAACACAAAAGTAAACTTGATCAGCTCCTTGAAAATACTCAAGGAGCACTAAGCGAAGACGAAATCGAAGTCTACGGTGGTGAAGGCGAAGCTGACGCTGATATGGATATGGGTTATGAAGATGACGAGGCAGTTGACCTCGACGCTAAAGCACCAGAATCCGCTGGAAAAGACGATCATGACTTTAAAGTCATGACCGGAGATGACGATCTCGATGGACTAATTGATCAACTCAAAAATATTGTCGATGAGCTCGAAGGTATGGAAGATGACCTTGGTGCTGGCGATGACGAAATCGAAGTCGATGTTGAATCAGGCGACGATGAAGTAGACCTCGAGTTTGAGGACGAAGTTGAAGAAGCCAAGTGTGGTCAGCACGACGAAGACTACGGTCTAGACGAAGCTACTGACACTGCGTCTGGTGCTGGTGATGTTGCCCCTGAGGGTGGTAAAGCATCTGGTCCAGAAGCTAAAGAAGGTGGTTCTGCTGGTAAAGCTGACGATTCTAAAGTAGCTAAAGCTGCTGATGATGAAGAAGCTATCGATGATACTATCGATGCTATTGAAAAGTCTGCCCCTGGCAAAGACAATACCGCACAGACTGGTAACAAGGTTGACGTCAAGAAAACCAACCCAGCTATCGCTGGAACTGGTGAAGGTGTCGCCGAAGTCAAAGTTGAGAACGTTGAAGTCGACCTCTCGAAAGAGATTGCTGCAATCGTTTCCCTTGATTCTACTCTTTCTGAATCTGCACAAAAGAAGACTGCAAAGCTCTTCGAAAACGCAGTAAACAAGAAAGTTTCGATGATTAACCGGGAATTGAGTGCACAGTACACCGAACTCGTTGAGAGCCGTTGTGCTGACTTTGAAACTCAGCTGGTAGAAAAAGTTGATCAATACTTAGATTATGTTGTTGAAAACTACATGACTGATAACGCCCTTGCAATTGAAGAGGGTTTGAAAGTTCGTGTATCAGGTTCATTCCTCGAAGGCCTTGGCCGACTGTTTGAAGAGCATTACGTCTCTGTCCCATCTGGAAAAGTTGATCTTGTTGAGAAACTTGAAGGTGAGATTGAACAAGCCGAAGCTAAACAAAACAAATTGTATGAGCACGCAATCAAGCTACGTCGTGAGAATATCTCGCTCCGTAAAGCTTCTGCAGTCCGTAAGCTGACTGAAGGTATGAGTGCTGTTGAGGTTTCTAAGTTCAAGACTCTTGTTGAGAGTGTTGAGTACAAGAGCCAAAACCAATTTGTCAAAGCTATTGAAGCTGTAAAAGCAACACACTTTATCAACGAAGATGTTGCTACACCTGAACCGCAAGAGTTTGAAACCCTTGCTGAAGAAACTAAAGCCTCATCTATGGATAAGTACGTAAGTGCAATCCGTAGGTTCAAATAATCTAACTAGGAAAAAGAAAAATGAAAACTACAGATCTTTTGATCGAAAAGTGGTCGCCGGTTCTGGATGCTCCAGAAGCTGGTCAGATCCAAGATCACTACCGTAAGAGCGTAACTGCTCAAATCCTCGAAAACCAAGAGAAAGCCTTTGCTGAGCAAGGCATGATCAACGAAGCAGTTCACGGTTCTTCTGTCTCTAACGGCGGCGTTGAGAACTGGAATCCAATCCTGATCAGCCTCGTACGTCGTGCGATGCCTAACCTGGTTGCTTATGACATTGCTGGTGTTCAGCCAATGTCTGGTCCAACTGGCCTGATCTTCGCAATGAAATCACGTTACGGTGCTAACAACTCTGGTGTTGAAGCTCTGTTCAACGAAGCTGACACAGACTTCGGTGGTGCAGGTACGCACGCTGGCGATTCTTCTTCGCTGGTAACTGGTGCTGGTGGCGCAACTGACGTTGGTGCTGGTGGTTCTGGTACAGGTGACGACATTGCTGATAACTTTGGCTTCGGTACCGGTATTGCTACCGGAACTGGTGAGGACCTTGGTTCTGGTTCGACTATGAACGAAATGTCTTTCTCAATCGAAAAAGCAACCGTTACTGCGAAAACACGCGCGCTCAAAGCTGAGTACACGATGGAAATCGCACAGGACCTGAAAGCAATCCACGGCCTCGACGCTGAAGCTGAGCTTGCTAACATCCTGTCGACTGAAATCTTGGCTGAAATCAACCGTGAAGTTGTTCGTACGATCAACTCGAAAGCTAAGCTCGGTGCACAGACTGCTAACGTCACGACTCCAGGCGTATTCGACCTGCACACTGACGCAGACGGTCGTTGGTCGGGTGAGAAGTTTGCTGGTCTCCTGACACAGCTTGACTTCGAAGCCAACCAAATCGCGAAAGAAACACGTCGCGGTAAGGGGAACTTTGTTCTTTGTTCGTCGAACGTTGCAACTGCTCTTCACATGAGCGGCATGCTTGCGTACACTCCAGCCCTTAACACGAAGCTGGACGTTGACGATACAGGTAACACCTTCGCAGGTGTCCTGAACGGCAAGATCAAAGTTTACATCGATCCATATGCGACTGTTGATTACGCAACTGTTGGTTACCGTGGTACGAGCCCGTATGACGCTGGTATGTTCTACTGCCCATACGTACCTCTGACGATGGTTCGTGCTGTTAACGAGTCTACCTTCCAGCCAAAAATCGGATTCAAAACCCGTTACGGTATGGTTGCTAACCCGTTTGCTGAACCTGCAGCTGCAGTTGACAACACTGGTGCGGACCGTAGCAACGTCTACTTCCGTATCTTCCGCGTTGCAAACCTGCTGAACGCTGGTGCATAAGTCTAACGACTTATAACTAACAGGAAGGGTCCTCTCACGAGGGCCCTTCTTTTTTATATAAATACATGTACAGAACATAGGTGACATATGATTAATCAGACGTATACGACAGCAACTAGCTTTGGGATGTTTATTCCAGGTGAAGAGTATGCTGGTCTTCAAATGAAAATAACTAGCTTTGGGATTCCACAAGTTAGTGCAGCTGCGGTTGAGCAAGGTACTCGTGTACTTCAGGCGAAGCACGCTGCATCAAGGGTAAAATTTGAGCCTCTACGTGTAAGTGTATTGTCGGACGGTGGACTGTCGAATATAAAGCCAGTCCATAATTGGCTTATAAATAATGTTATAGAGAATGACACAGTTACAAAGGACATTCGCGTCATTGGGTATTCTGCATCTGAGGTCCCTGTATTTACGGTCGATTTCCATGATGCGTTTCCAACCAGTATTGACATTGATAAGTTTGATTCAATGGATTCAACCGACGCGTTAATTAAAGCACAACTCGAATTCGCGTATGACCTTTATACTTATGGATGATTAAATGAAAGTTGAAGACCTTCTTTTAGAATGGAAAAAAGACTCAGAGATCAACAAGTCAAAGCTAGATGATGAGTCAATTAAAACAGCGATGCTCCACGCCAAGTACCTGGAGATCCATTCTGCTGTTAAAATCCGATACAACAAGTTACGAGCAAGACTCAAAGATCTTGAGTTTGAAAAACGTCGTTGGCTGAAAGGTACGATGACAAAAGAAGAAATGGACGATCGCGATTGGGACTATGACCCCTGGAAGGGAATGTCTAAACCGATGAAGTCCGAAATGGATGATCACCTGTTTGCTGATAGTGATGTCAAGAAGGTGGTTGAAAGATTAAAAGACACAGAGGTTCTCCTTGAAACCCTTGAGTCAATAATGCAGAATATACAATGGAGACATCAATCGATCAAAAACTCGATTGACTTTATGAAGTTCCAAGCCGGTGGGTAATGACCGAAACAATAGTCCTCTCTTATAAGAACCAAGCGAAGATTCGTATAGACTCTACTGACGGTGGAATTCTACACGAACTGCAAGAACATTTCTCGTTTTATGCTCAGGGTTATAAGTACATGCCGGCATACAAGTCCGGCATGTGGGACGGTAAGATTCGTTTGTTCGATATGAGAACGCAGACGTTACCAGCTGGTTTGTACCATGCTATACAGGAATTCGCGGCTAATAAGTCCCGGCAATACACCATCGCCCTTGAGAATAACAGTTATTTTGGCACAGTAGGATCTGCGGACAATGTCTCGTATGACGAGTTCTACGCCTTCGTTCAAGGCCTAAATCTTTCAGCCGACGGTAAACGTATTGAGCCGCGTAATTATCAGATCCAGTCTGCATATAGTGCAATCAAAAACTATAGACAGCTAATACTGTCACCGACTGGAACAGGCAAGTCTCTTATCATGTACATGATCATGAGATGGGTACTTCACTGTATGGACGGTGAAAGGTTTGTCATTATCGTTCCTACGACTACGTTGACCCACCAATTGATCAGTGACTTTGAGGATTATGCCGCTCTTGACGAAGAGTTCGCGGTCGGGGATATGTGTTACCCTATCTTTGCTGGGCAGGATAAGAAGGCACCACAGCAAGTTATTGTATCAACATGGCAGTCGTTGGCTAAGTTTGATCGTACATGGTTGATGGAAGTAGGCGGTGTTATTGGTGACGAAGCACATACGTGTTCGGCCAAGATATGCCAGGGCATCCTCGACAAGATGACTAATGCTCAGTATCGTATTGGGACGACCGGAACCCTCGATGGTTCAAAGGTGCATGAGATGGTTCTTGAAGGTATCTTCGGCCCTACAATTGTGGCTACCACGACGAAGGAACAGATCGACGAAGGTAACCTGGCACAGCTTCAGATCAATGTGATGAAGCTACAATATCCTGAAGAAGAACGCAGATTTGCTAAGTTCAAATACGCAGATGAGATACAGTATATTGCTAAACATGAAAAGCGCAATCGGTTTGTAGCTAAGCTTGCGCTGAATACAGAAGGCAATACCTTGGTGATGTTTCGATTTAAAGAGCATGGACAGCTTCTGTATGATATGATCAAAGAGAAGTCAGGTGATAGACGTAAGGTCTTCCTTGTGCACGGTGAGATTGATGGTGCATATCGTAACGAAATCCGTGGCGTGGTTGAGAAAGAACAAGACGCGATCATTGTTGCGTCCATAGGTACATTCTCGACAGGTATAAATATAAAGAATTTGCATAACCTGGTATTTGCCACACCTCATAAAGGCAGAATTAAAGTATTACAGTCCCTCGGCCGGGCGTTACGTAAATCAACAGATGGACGAGAAACGATCATGTATGACATATGTGATGACCTCTCATGGAAAAAGCGTAAGAACTTTGCGCTTGTTCATTCGATCGAAAGAATCAAACAGTTTAGTGCTGAAAAGCTAAGTTATAAAATATACGATATAAAATTATAGGAACGTGAATATGAGTGAAGATACTGAAAAAAAAGAATGGCCTGAAGTATATGATGAGCGGATGATTAAGATCCTTACTCTATCGTCCGGTGAAAAGATTATTACGTACGTAAGAGAACTCGGTGAGTACGGACAATATATTTGTGAGAGACCATTTACGGTTTGTGCGGATCTTAAAGAGGGTGAGTACTTCCTAACCCAGTTCTGTCCATACGCAGATACTTCAGTACCATTTGTATTCCAGACAGCAGGAGTTATTGGAGTTGCCAATACGACAGCAGACTCTCGAGCTCATTACTTCCGGTGTATTAGAGAAGAAGTTGTGGCTGAAGCTGCACAAAACGGAACTATTGATGAGAATGCAGACTTTGGTGTTATGATGGAACAGTTACAGGAACAGTTATCGACTGCACTTGGTCCTAAAAATGACGTCGGGTTTTTTGAATCTTCCTCTGACACTGATGGTGATAACGTTGTAGATCTCTCTAATTGGTCACCTGATACTAAACCTAACTAATACTATAAATACTAATTCAGGTGCCTTGATGCTATATCAAGTGCACCTGCAATGGTAACTCTATTCTATTACCCCAACTCTATATACTATACCCCTGACCGTATCAGAGATAAGTAACTGAATAACCAGAATAACAGTAGTTATTTAACGTTGTCTTGAAGGTATCTTTACGATTATGTTCGTTACACGATTATGTATACAAGTTTGCGCCAAAAAACCGCAGTTTTTACCCAACTATTTTATTACAAATTCGTAATACTCCAGACCGCAATTAACTGTGTACAAACACGGTAATTCGTAGTATAATGTATATAAGGTTATACACAAGGAAAAAAAATATGATACAATTAATGGGATGGGTAGTCGCCATCGTAGGCTTAGCAGCGCTTGGACATCTTATATCCCAACTCGCAAAAGCTACATGGGATGTAATGATTGCTGGATTCAGAGGTGCTTTCGGGCTCATGGTACTTCCAGCATTGATGATTATAGTCGCGATTATGTTCTTCCATCGTCGTAAGGTCAATTACGATACGTCTGAATCATGGGATGTGGTATACCGCTTTCTTGTGATTACAATGCAACTTGCATTATGCATACTTTTAATTATGGTAGGAACCGCGATAATCACAGGATTCCAGTCGGGTGAATACGTACTTTGTTTCCAGGATCCAACAACTCCCGGCAGAGAGGTGCTTATGAAAGACGAATTTGGTAAGCCGTTTTGTATGAAAGACTGGAGAGGCTAATTAACTGTGTACATTACTTTAAGAACGTGTTATAATAATATTATGATGAACACTTACATACATGGATCACAATATGGCACGATCTAAAAAGAAGCCTGAGCACTACGTCGATAACGCTAAGTTTACCCAAGCAGTCCATGAGTACGTTATGGCCTGCCGCGAAGCTGAAGAGTGTGGTGAAGACGTACCACCTGTCACTAACTATATCGGTGAGTGTTTTTACAAGATTGCAACCGGACTAACATACACTCGTAAATTTATACGTCGTACCTACAAAGAAGAACTGGCGATGGATGCGATTGAAGACTGTCTCAAGCGTATACGTAATTACAATATCGATGCATCAACACGTACTGGTAAACCAAATGCGTTTGCGTACTTTACCCAGATTTGTTATTACTCGTTCCTTCGTACCGTTGAACGTCATAACAAAGAGTTACGTAAGAAGCTTCGGTTTATCGAGAAGACCGCAATCGAGATTGGTGCATCAACTGAGTACGGTGACACTAACAAAGTCCTAGAATATCTTGACGAGGTACGAGCTCCATGGGAGAACGCAGTACCACAGCCAAAAAAAGAAGAACCAAAACCTAAGGTTGAAAAGGCCAAAGGTCTGGAGAAGTTTGCCAAATGACACGTGTTGCTATTCTCAACGATACTCATGCCGGTGCTCGTAACTCGTCGGGTATCTTTATCGGCTATCAAGAGCGTTTCTATACTGACATATTCTTTCCGTACCTTCGTGAACACGGTATCGATCGTATCCTACACCTCGGTGACTACTATGAACATCGTAAGTTTGTAAACTTCAAGGTCCTAAATGCTAATCGTACTCACTTCCTTGAGAAGTTGCGTGAGTACAATATTACTATGGACATAATTCCAGGTAACCATGACGTCACGTATCGTAATACAAACGACCTATGTTCCCTCAGTGAGCTGATGATTGGCTTTGACGATGTGGTTAATATTCACATGAAGCCAACCGAACTGAAGTTTAGTGAGACCGATCAGAAGATCCTTATGCTTCCATGGATCAACAGTGAGAATGAACACTATACCCTCAAATGTATCGAACAAACCGATGCCAAGATCTGTTTAGGTCACTTCGAGTTCTGTGGCTTCGAGATGTATCGTGGTGCTATCTGTCATGAAGGTATGGATATGAAGCCATTCGGCAAGTTTGACTCGGTGTACTCTGGTCACTTCCATACGAAGTCGTCTAATGGTCATATCATGTACCTCGGATCGCAAATGGAATTCACCTGGGCTGACTGTGAGGACCCTAAGTACTTCCACATTCTTGACCTTGAAGACGGTCAATTGACAGCAGTAAATAATCCACTCACGTTGTTTACCAAAGTAACCTATGACGACGAATCCTTCGAATATGCTGACTTTGACTATAGTATCTTCGATAGACAGTTCGTCAAGGTTGTGGTTGCAAACAAAACTGATCGTCATCAGTTTGAAGACTTTATCGCCAATGTCCAGCTACGTAAGGTATACGACCTCAAAATCGTAGAGTCATTCGAAGGTGTTAAGGTGACTGATGACGACGAGTATACACATTTCGAAGAGACAAGCGAGTTGATATCACAATATGTGGATGCGATCGACACTCTACTTGATCGTGACCTACTTAAGACCCAACTAAAAGAACTATATAATGAGGCACTCCATGCAGAACAACTTTAAGTCAGGCGTCAAATATGACGGAGGAAAACCTATGATGAGTCTAGTACCGCCTAGAGCATTGCGTGAAACAGCTAAGGTCCTTACATTTGGGGCACAAAAGTATGCACCTGACAATTGGCGTAAGCTCGATAATCTACAAGGTCGTTACCTTGATGCTGCACTGCGTCATATTAACGAGTTTCAGACTGGTACAATGGTCGACGAAGAGTCGGGTTGTCCTACTCTGGCCCATGCCATTTGTGACCTCATGTTTGTCCTTGAGGATCTTCTTATGGAAGAGTCAGAGCCAAAGACCGATCGGGAGACCGACGTTAACAATACCATTATGAAGTTAAGCGAACTACTGGATGATTAATATGTCAATTGTGTTTAAGACCCTACGATGGAAGAACTTCTTATCGACAGGTGACAATTTTACCGAGATCAATTTCCTTAAGTCACCGAAGACCCTTATCGTAGGTGAAAACGGTGCTGG